CCGGGCAGCTCAGGCGCTGATCACGTCTGAGCTGAGGGTGTCCCTCCTAAGGGGACTCCCGAGGGAAGAGGGGGACCCTCGTTTAAGGAGTGGCCAGATTAGGACCGGATAACCGCTAACGCGGGGCCCGGTACCACCTGACCACACAATCCACGAGGATCCCACTGCCAAGGGGTGACCCCCCAGTCAGCCCAGAAGGATACATGGTATCCAATTCGGGACCTGACTGGGGTCTCCGGAGTAACTCCGGAGATCACCGCCTCGGCCTCTTCCCTACAGGCCCGCACGAGCCGAGAGAATGAGCGAACTCTCACACGACGGCGGTCAAGACCTCAGGTGGTATCCCGCAGCGGGTCAATAAGAACCGCCGCGAGATCATCCACACTGACGTCATCCGGAGACTCGAGGACCAGAGATGCAGCACCCTCACAGGTGCGCACCAGGGACTCGAGCCTCAGGAAGACGGCCACGAGTGGGAGCTCAACCAGACTCTCGACACTCCTCCCAGAGGAACGCATTAGCTTATTGAGTTGAGTGATATCAACCCTCATCAGATAGTTGATCCCACTCTCCTCAACGCCAAGGGACTTATCGATCAGTCTGATAACCGCCCTAGACAGGATCTCAGACGCCCGACCCTGGATAATATCCAGAGCCGAAGAGTCTGAGAAACCAGTCGAAAGGAGGACAAACTGACCCGAACTCATCTCGCCCCGGAGGAACCGGCCGGCCAGCTCGGCGTCGCGTGCACGCTGCACCCAACGACGAGTCATGGCCTTCCGATGACCCAGAAAGCGAGAGAGCGTCCCAATGCACTCAGGGACCCCTTGCCGGGGGACCAGGCCCTTCCTAGCTTCACCTGCCACCGAAGGAACCAGGAGACTTACGTCACCCAGGTTCGAGATGACAGAGGAAATTGGGAAGGGGGAGACCTCTTCACCGCGGTAAAGGTATCTCTTAGCGAACTCGCACAGGTCCTTAGACGTGTACGACTTCTGATAAGAAATATCAATTCCGAGGGAGAGGATCCTTTCCCGGTATTTCTCCCCAAGCCTCTCATCACCAATCAGGACATCGTCACCAAGGACGACGTACCTGGACCGGTGTCAAGAGATCCCCAGATCCCGGCAGCACCAGTAAACCACAAAGTGGTGAGCCAGTGCGAAGGAATTCCAGGATGAGTATGCCCCCATAGGGTTCCCGACGGAATACCGAACTTCGGAACCGTCGGGGGCCTTAAAGGGGTAACCCACCATGATATCCCTTCAAGCCTCGACCAGGGAGCTTGGGAGAACCCCCTTAAGGACCGACGCAATCAGATCGATCGGAAACCGGTCTGTCGCGCTCGAAAGGTCGACGGAGTAGAGGGTCACCCCCCTACCCCATCGCCTGACATGGTCCACAAAGGATCCCTGAGAGAACGTCACATCCTGAGGGATTCTTCGAAGGATATCAAAGAGAAAGAAATGAAGCGGGCGAAGCGCCGACTGGGACCAAAAGTCCAGCATAGCGATCACCCGAGTCTTCCCTTCTTTATCTGGGATACCCCCAATCCTCCGAAAGGCGCCCACCTGAACCTTAAAAAGCTTCAGTGGCACCGATTGGAGGAGAGGAATCATCTCCAGGACCTGCTCAATGTTCTCAGAGAGCAGCTCCCCCCCAAGCACCTTGATGCTCTCGATCAGGGTCCCAGGGAGGGACACAAGATCAGAAAGAGCACCAAGGATAGCCGGACCCCCACCGGGGCCCGCCTTGAGTGAGAGGTGATGTTCTTCCCACTGGAAGGACACGGAAGAAGGTACCTTCCCCGAAGATCGTAGGTTGGCCCAAAAAGGGCCAACCCACTCTTCTCAGGGAGGACAGTCCTTCACCTTGGAAGGACCCGTGATTGAAGTCACGTCCACCTCCACAGGGAGGTGGAACGAGCGCAGTGCAGTGAAAACTGTGAGAACCATCCGAATTACCGGAGGCTCTCTTTTCAGTAGAACCGCTGCTGCCTTGTGACCCCAAACACGCGTCATCCGTAGGCGAAGCCTGCCCTCCTCAGGAGACCCCGGAGTCGAACCTAGGTATTGGAGGTACCGCTGGCGCCGAGACTTAATCATCTCGATGCCTTGGCGGACACCCCCACACTTAAGAGTCTTCGAGATCTTCCTGAGAAGTCGGGAGTACCTTAGGAGGGGACCCGCGGTGGAGTAGAACTCCATCCTAGCCCAGTCCATGATGCGGACAAGCGTCCTTCAGCGCGCAAGCGGAGATTCATGTCGAGATCTTCGTTTCACGCTCTGAGTTCGTTTAACCGAATTCATAGTTAACTGGGAGGGAATATGAACTAAGGAGGGAGAGGGACCTCTCAAGTATCGGTCATTACCCGATCTATTAAGGCCCTCCCCTTACCCAAAACATACCCGCGCTCCTAGGGACACCGGGTAAACCCGGGAGCCCCTAGGGGAGGTGTTACCTGAGATGACTCAGGCCCACCCCTCCGGTGATAAGCGGCCATCACCACCCTGAAAGTCCCGAACTCCGACACCCAAGGGATATCGGAGAAAGGGGCCCAAGGAGATCCCGACCGCCTGATCAACGGTCCCCTCTGGCATGACAGGGGATTAGTCCGGGGAGGCCTCTGAGCCCTTTCTAGCTCAGAGGCTCGGAGCATGTTCACCGGAGTTATGTCCGGCTAGCCCCTCCACCTCCCAGACTGATCCCTTGGGGGACCAGAGGGTAGGCGCCATAGG